AATTGAGGAGTATTCCCTTCTGCTGTTGAATATCCAGAGTTTAATATTAAATCTTGCCACGGCATTGAGTAAAATAAATCAGCATTTACAGATAAAGTTGTTTGCCCATCTTTAGTGAAATCTAGTGAATCCCCTCTTAACATTGTTTCCTTGAGTTCACCAGAAATATTATGATCCATCAATTGCTGTGCTACTTTCACACCACCAAGTGTTGTAACATCACTTTTTAAAATAGTAGAGCCGGCACCAGTTGGCAGTACTGTAGCAGCATTAAAACCATTGTCATTCATCGTGACCGTCCCAGTGAACAAATTGCCTTCATCATCACGATAATTAATATTGTGAATAAATTCAGCGCCTGTGATACTTCCGCTCTCTACATCACCTAATTTCGCAGTAATCGCTGATAACTCCCCGACTTTTAAAGCGTTATAATCCAGAGGTATTTCTTTCCAAATTACCCCATCCCACTTAAAAACACCTGTTATAGTATTTTCCACTTCATCTATCTTGAACCACGTATCGTTTATCTTTGGAATAGCTGGCGGTAGCTCACCATAAAAAGGCTTATTGTTATCACCAGCTTTCATTAACGCGTCATTAGCTGTATCTATTGCTGTGACAGCGGAATCTTTAGCATCATTTGCTACTTGTTTTGCATCTGTTGCATTTGTATTTGCATCATTTGCTACACTTTCGGCACTACTAGCGATTTGTTGTGCTGTTTCAGCCTTATTACTTGCGATTGACGCAACTTTATTAGCATTTGTTGATACTTTCGCGTTTTCCCTCAATTGATTTATAATCGCAGGTGTAGCCGAATTAATATCAATATAATCACCAACTACACAAGTGCTTTTTGACATATCGCTATAACAAATATTTAACTCAATAACCCTTGCTTGTACTGTAATTGGAGGACTCATTTCTAAATCTACAATTCTTACAAAACTGCCTTTTCTTATTCGATGTGCTTCAAAACCATAGACTTGTTCTAACATTAAAATATTTGCTTCATATTGATATGATGGCGATGATAACTTTCTAAGTTCTAAAGTACCCCATTGTTTCAACGCTGCCGCATTTGTTATATTTTCATTTACAATCTTAGTCATTAAGTAACCTGTGCCGCTTGGGTTGTATTGCTCATTTGCTTCATCATTATAGATGTAATTCAATCCTCCATTAACAGAAGAAATGTTTAATTGTGTCCCATCAGCTTGCGTTGCGCCAAGAGGTATAAGAGCAGTCTTAATGTTCGTAAATAATACTTTCCTCGTTATTCCTTTAATGCCTGTGCCGCTCTCAATTCGAACACCTTCATTATCCCCAAACTGTTTCGCGACTTTACAATAATAGCCAACTATCCTCCCTTGAAATGTTTTTACATAAAACTTAACTTCGCAATCAAAAGCAGTACAAATTTGATGTAGGGCTTCTTGAGCTGTTATATATCCTGAGAACTCCAAATTTGCAACTGCCCCTACATTTTCTGTATCTTGAGGAATCCATCCACTCCCGCCAAGCACATATGTTAAAGCGGGACCAATATTACTATTGGAAAAAGCGCGATCTGTCACAATTACATTATTCAAATCAAAGATAAAAACATTTTCGCAAAAGATTCTTTTTTGAGGTTTCGAACTATTGTCATCTCTGATGTCTTGCACTTCAATAATTTTGAATAACAATGAATCATCGTTTAAGTCTTGAAGCATTACATAATTTCCGCCTGTTAAATATTTTGAACTTTCGTCATCTGTCGAAACAGAAAACTCATAAGTTGAATCAAAATCTATAACTTTCTCGGTGTGTGAATCGTTAAAATAATGAGTTCCATTTGTGGAGTCAGCAGATATGGATTTTACAATTTCTTTATTTTCATCTAATATCAATAACATTTAAACACTCCTTTAAAAAGTTCTTGGCCTAACATATACGGTCCAATCTGCCGCTTCAAACGGAGATACATTTAATATTTCTGTTGTACCACCAAATAACTTAAAAAAGTGACTTCCTATCGCTAGATTCTGCATAAAAGGAATGCCATTTTTATAAATTGTTTCTGTTTCAAAATCAAACATTAATTCATCGGATGCATGAGCTATAACTTGCGGAGCTGTGTTTGCAACAATATTTAATTTTTCAACAAGTGTATCTGTGAAAAATAAGTCCCTATTTGGGTCATGTGTGCCTGATGCTGCAGCGTATATATTTAATTGAGCTAATTTTTTTGTGTATTTATTAGCAGTGTCTACAAATACTTTTTTCTTTGTCCAGACAGGCTTTATATTGCTATCAAGTTTGATAATTTCGGCGGTAAATTGATTGCCTATTTTGGTTAGGATAAAGTAACCATAAAAATCTCTGTATTCGTTGTATGCGCCTGTTTGCACCTTTTCTGTCACTGTTTTATATTTCCCATTAACTTTTTTTCTAGTTGAAACTGTTTTGTATGTTTTAGTAACTTTCCCTGCCTCATTAAACAAATCTTTTTCAGGATAATTAGCAACATTTTGATCGCCAATAGATATTTTAACAATATTGACTTCGGTATTTGTGGCATTATCTTTTATTTGAAACGTTGCAATTTTTGCTCCTTTTTCATCAACAAGATACACTTCTAATTTACCTTGTTGCTTTTGTGCTGATGCTATGTTTTGAAGGCGCATTCTTACGCGCCAGTTATCCTGTGCTTGGGGAAGAACTACTTTACTCATTGGACCATGCCACTGTGTTCCAACACCATAATCAGATGCTCGAAATACATTTGCGGTTGAAGTAAAACTCCCATCAATAATTCCATTGTTAGCATCAAGCTGAAATGTTAAATCTGACTGTTGCATGGGGGTCCATGTAGCTAACACATTCATTGGATCGTTTAAAATTATTTCTGATGGTTTAACTGGAGTTTCTCCAGAATCTGGATCAACTCCTTCGCCAATGTATAAGTAATCCTCTTTATTCGATACAGCGATATAAGTGACATCCTGTTTTATAACTGCTCCAATTACAGGGCTGGTAGGTTGTGAACCGCGTACTGGTAATTTGTTACTTTCGCTAGTTAGCTCAAATTCTTCTTGTTCATAATAAACATACGGGTCTGAACAAACAAAATTCAGCGTTGCCCGTCCGTTATATAAAAGCCTATCTAAGTCTGTAGGTCCTTCAAATCGACCATAATACGTCTTTTCAGGCGCATCATCAATTACCAAAGAGCGTTCTTCTGCATCTACCTGCATCAACCAATCAGCGACAGATGTAGCCCGCTCACTTAATTCTTTAAGGCTATCTCCAATAATTTGTATTTCTAATTGTATCCCTCGTTGACCAACATTTGGTCCAAAATAAAAAGCGCCAATACGACCACTGACGCTTTCCGTATTACCTTCGTTTTGTGGGAACAATGGTGGTTTAATGTCAATTATTTCCACATGCTTATCAAATGAATGAATACCTTTATATGTGAATCCTAAACTCATAAAATCACCCCTTGTGCTCGATTAGTTCTAATAATACGGTTGTTTTGAATTTCTGTTATAAAATCTACCGTTTCCTCCGCCACCAGACGACCATCTAACATTGTTTTATTAACAATTTGAATTGGTTGTACTGAAACTGGGTTTCCGCTTCCTTGCGTTGCTATAGAAGCCCCTGAGTAAGCCGTAATTTCTTTTGTGTTCGGAGTAACTGGGACTGAAATAGCAGGTGATAGACTTGTTAAATGTTTTTGCATTTTATAAGCTGCCAAATCAATTGTATTTAAATTTTTAAGCATTCCCACACCAATTCCAGCTGGTACTTGTTCACCAACTTCATCGCTCATTAGCCGGGAAGGAGAGTGGATTTTTAGCCTTTTCTTGATTGTCGATTCAATTGTTTTAGCTAGTCCATCAGCTTGTTTTGCTAATGGCCCATCCATTTGCTTGAACCCTTGAATAATCCCCGCTACGGTCTGTACACCAAGTTTAGATCCAGCAGTGCGATATTCTTTTGCTTTATCAAGTTGTTTCAACCAAGAAGCGTTCGCATTTGCCAAATCTTTTTTAGCTTTATCGTTCGCCGCCTTGACAGCTTTATCCATCGCCACTTTATCATTTACAGAAGCGTCTAATCCCAGCTTGTTTGCATTAGCATGTTTTTTACTCCACTCAGCTTGATATTGTTTCAGTTGTGTATCAGACATTCCCGCAATTGCTTTAGCTTGTCCTGTTGCGCTTACACCCATATTGCGTATCTCGTCTATAAGACCTTTACTAACACCGCGTTTTTTCATTTTATCAAGTTGAGCCATAAAATCTTTTTGTTGGGCTGTTTGTGATTTAAGATTTTTTGTTAATTCGCTACCACTTGATTTCTCTGTAACAGCAGCATCAAATAGTCCAGTCTGATTATATGCGGCTTCTTGATTTGATTTAAGAGCATCCTTATATGTCTTTTTCGCTTCATTAATAGAATCCTTAGCCGTTTTATTTATTTTAGCAACATTATCATAATATTTTTGTGTGCTACTTTTTATTGATTTATTAAGTTTAGTTTTTTGTGTATTAATTTCTTTGTTTGCTCCAGCAATATTTAATTTGATTTGTCTTGTTTGCGCTGCATTTAAGCGATATTGCTTATTAATTTGTTTTAATTTATTAATGTACGATTGTGCGCTAATTGCGCCTGTTTTATAATCTACTTGCACATTTGATATTTTATTACTTACATTTTTCGCATAGCTTGTTTTAGTACCTTTGGCATAATGAGGTACATTACTCAAAGCTTTAGCTGTTTTATCCCCTCGTAGCACTTCGGTACCTCGTGGTAGATTAAGAAGAACGTTACGACCTTTAGGAACAAAACTATTCCCATCCGGGGTGGTAATCATTTCTTCATAGTTGCTTCCATTGGCATCGTTAACTAATGCAGGTCCGCCTTTGTGGTTATTTGTCCCAGTTGCATAACCTACCTCTTGAATTCCGCTTGGACTTTTACCACTCGTTTTGTATGCAATAGAAATTACTTTTTGATTTTTCATGTTGAGCATATCACGCCACGAGTTTATAGCATTGTCAATAGCGTTTTTAGTAGCCTCTGCGTTGGAATTAATAACTAAATCTTTTCTATGGACAGCTATGTTGTTATAGTCGTCGACTGTTCTACTACCTCTATCTATTTTTGATAATAGGTCTCTGTTGTTTGCAAAAAGGTTTTTAAGATTCACCTTTTGTCCGTTATATTGAACAATAACATCTTTACCACTCTGAATTTTATTCCTAACATCATAGTTATTTGCTAAAAGCGTCTTTAAATCTACGTTCGTTCCGTTATAGCTAACTAACATCCCTTTAGAAGAATTCATTTTCTTTATTACATCAGAATTATCAACTACTAAAGTTTTCATTGATGGAGGTAAGTTGTCCCAAACTCCCATGTCTTGCAGAGCTTTTTGTAACGCCAGACTAGTATCTGCATTCGCAATCATACTTTTTTGTTCAGGCTTCAATTTATCCCAAATACCTAAATCTGACAACGCGTTAGCTACATGTATAGAGTCCTCATAACTGACAATTAATTTCTTTTCGTTGAAAGTCATCTTATCCCAGCGACCACTTTCAATAGTTGCTGTTGCAATAGTCTTTTTAGCATCTGTGGTTAATTTTGCTTCTTTCATGATGAATTTAAGATTATTCCAACCATCATCACTTTTAGCTAAATTGGATACGAATTCACCAACATTGTCTCTTATTTCAGAAGTTTTAGGGTCTAATACTAAGTTGTTCCATGCTGTATCTGCCATTTTCGCTCCGTCGCCAATCAACTTACTAGCATCACTAACCCCGCCTGCAGCTTCTTGTACATTACGAGTGAATTCGTCATAACTTAAACCCATTTCCTCTAGTGCTGATTTAATATTTTGTTCTGCTACCTCACTACTTGAGCCAATTGCTTTATAATAATCTCTTTGAGTCCTTATCCAAGCTGTGGTAGAAGCTCTTACAGCAGCTGTCTTTTCTCTTTCGTTTTGTTTAATAGCCTCTGTATAAGTTTTTTGATCTATTTGATCTTTATCTAAATCTTTTTTTAAATTTTTAGCATTATCTTGATATACCTTAGCTGCTTTGGTTGTTTCTTCCCACAATAAAGTAGATTGTTCTCCCAGAGCCTTTTTAGACAACCCTAGAGTTTCACCATTCATCGCTTTTATCAGCTGTGTTTTCTTTTTGTTGTTTAAGCCTAAACTTTCAATTTGTTCAATCTGCATATCTTTGTAAATATTGTTAACAATTTTTGATTCTTCTGCAGTGAGATTACGATGACCATCCGCGGCAGATTGATAAATCTTTTCTATTTCTTTATATTGCGAATCAACATTGTCTTTTCTTTCTTTGGCTGCTTTTTCTGATTCTTTTTTATCTGTATTAACTATAGCTTGAACTCCCGCAGAATAATCTTGATAGTGTTTTTCAAAATCACCTAGCGCATCGTCTGTGTTTTTCTTTATTTCATCTGCCATATTTTTAAATGCAGTTACTACACGCTCGCTGTCATCTGTCGCACCTGATGCAAAGGTATCTAGTGCAAGCTTGCCTTCTGATGCAAATTCATTAAATTTACCCATGGATTTATCAGCTTCTGCACCAATATCATAACCCCATGTTTTTATACGTTCTTTGCTCTCTTCGATTTTGCTTATATGTTTATCTAGTGCATAAATACCCACACCAAGCAAAGCCGCACCAGCCACCGTAATAACTGCTGGTAAAGCTCCGAAAGAACCAGCTAATCCAGCCGCAGCTAAACTAGTACCTTCCACAGCAGTTGTTGTAGCGCCAAATCCAGCCGCTAAAGGAGCTAATTTACTCCCTAAACCTAACATCTTTCCTAACCCCGCAAAGCCTTTTATTAGTCCGCCAGTCATTGATACTAGTTTTTCGCCAATCCTTAGCACAGGACCTGTTGCTGCCAAAATTCCCGCCCATTTTATAATACTCTGCTGTTGTGCACCAGAAAGGTCATTAAATTTATCAATCATTTTGTTAGCCCACTCGATGATTGGAGTGAGGGCAGGCATTAATTTTTGTCCTACGTTCTGTTCTAATACTTCGAGCGAAGCTTTGAATTGATCCACACCAAATTTACCAGCTTTTCGCATATTATCAGCAACTTGTTTAGTATATCCATTTGCTTCATCAGCGCCCTTGGAATACTTACGTAATGAATCGCCTCCCGCCTCAAGCAATGTATTTACTGCCGATAGAGGTTCACGCCCAAAAACCATTGTTAAGAAGGAGTTTTTCTGTGTTTTCGTCATTTTTTTTGTTTTTTCGTTAATATCATCCAGCAAAGTTGGTAAGGTTTTCATATTGCCATTGTTATCTTCAATTGTTAATCCAACTGCTGACATAGCTTCTGCAGCTGATTTTGAGGGTTTAAGTAAACTTGTTAGCATACCGCGTAAACCAGTACCAGCTTTCTGCCCTTCAATACCACGATTCGAAAGCAAACCAACCGCAGCAGCTGTGTCTGTAAGCGAGTATCCTAGTGAATGCGAAATAGGACCAACGTAATTCATTGCTGTTCCCATATCTGAGAATCCAGCTGCTGTTTTATCAGCCACATAGGTTAGCACGTCAGCAACTTTGTTTGTATATTCCATCTGTTTGTTGGTGTCCTTAGAAATCATTCCAAACTGTTCTAGTGTTGACGTAGTAACGGACATTACTGTTTCGAAATCATCACCAGACGCACGAGCGGCATTAAAAATCGCAGGCATGGACGCCATTGTTTGGTTGATATCATAGCCTTTTTTAACCATTTCTTTCATACCGAGCATAGTTTGCTCAGAAGCTACGCCGTATTTAACGCTAGCTTTTTGCGCATAATCAAATACCTGCGTGTAACGATCGCCAAACTCTTTCGCCGATTCTTCGGATTCACGTAATAAAGAGTTAACTTCTGTTACTTCATTATCGAAATCGAGATATGCTTTGGTCGATTTAACCATTCCAGCTACAATTGGCGCCGTAAATCCAACGGTCATCGCAGTTCCAGCTTTTTTTAACTTTTGACCAGACTTTTCTAGCATATTACCGAACTTTTCAACCTTAACAATAGATGAATCTAAACCTTTAACATTAACATTTTTCTTGTTAATTTTGTCGATATTGTCCGCGGCTTTCTGACCCTTTTTCGCAAAATTGTCCATGTCTTTATCAATCTTGTTCATCTGGCTTTTATAGCCATTCTCGCGTATTTCTATATCGTAATAAATTTCTCCCGCTTTACTCATGTTGTCACCCCTCTTTCGGCTTGCTATTAGCTTTCAACGCCTTTTCTAGTCCTTCTTCATTAGAAGCAGCATCCTCAAAATACCCTCGCTTTAACATGATTCGATTTTGTTTTATTTTTTCTTTCAGCAAATGTTTTGGGACTTTACTCCGTTCAGTCATACGGATTTCTAGAGTAGTCATAAACGGTGTATCGCCACCCAAGTTCATTAGGTATGTTCGGAACTCTGAAAAACTCATATTCGCTAATTCTTTGCGTAATCTAATACCGTAATACGATAAAAAAGAAGACTCGATTAAATCAAAGTCTTCAATTATTCCGTAATACTGTTTTCCTGTGGCTTCCCCTCATCGCTTCCCTCGTTCATATCACTTTCAAATAATTTAGCTATAATGTATTCAATAAGTCCCTCGTAAACTTTCGTTGGCAATGTTTTAGAATTAATTTCTTCTCTATCTTCTTTGCTGAAAAAAATAGCAAAAATATCATCGTTCGTTGCTACAATTCCATCTGTGATAGTCATTAACAATTCATGCATGTTTTCACTATCCGGCGTTGTATGCTCTCCATCGCTTTCGTCGCCTTTCAATTTAGGCGCAAGAACTTGTCCTAAAATTTTGGGGGCTTCATCCAAAAGCGCGCTGTACTTAATGTGTGCTTGTGCCGAAATGTCCGCATAATATACTTTTTCGTTAATTTCCAATGGAAGTTTTACTTCGTTCTCGTTAAATTTAAATGATTTCATTTTTGTCCTCCAAATTAGTAAAAGCCCTCACTCAGAGGGCTTCGTATTTTGTTTATTAGGCAGATGTTACAGAAACAGAAACGTCATTTTTAACCGATGGTTTCACTTTGGAAGCAACTGTGATTTTAATTGCAGTTACTGTTGTAGCAACGCCTGTCACAACACCATCACTATCTACGGTTGCTTTTGCTTCATCAGATGAAGTGAAAGTTACATCTTGCGGAGCACCTGATGGCAATACGCCTGCTGTGATATTAACAGTTTCTCCTACTTTTACTGTTTTAGAGGCGCTATCTACCGTTACGCTTGTTGGCTCAATGGTAGGCGCTGGCGTAAAAACCGGCGTACCATTTGAATTCTGTGTGGCAGAAAATGAACCAATATCGTTCGCACCACCACCACCGAAATCATTAATCCCGATTGGTCCAGTGATTTCATACTTAGAGCCTGCTGGGAATTTAACCACAATTGTTTTTTCAGCTTCAGACCCAACTTTATCCCAAGTTTCACGTAATTCATTTTGTCCTGGATCTGATTCATTGTATTTCCCATCCAAACCTAACTCCATAGCAGCACCTGTTTTTACCGCACGTTCAAATACCTCACCAATTGTTGTATATTGTTCCACATTTGAGTTCAGTGAAATGTCTAAAGTTTCTAAGTCTTTAATCGAAACACCATCTCCGCTTTCCCCTGAATCTTTAACCGAAATTTCTAATTGTTTAACTGCATAAGTTGCCATTAACTTACATCTCCTTTTCAAATAATATTGTTAGTTGATAAATCAAACGACCATCATCGTCATAATCGACTTGTCCGCCGCTTGCTACATCTGTTGCTACTACCTTCTGATTTTGGATATTCAGCTCAGAAGGGTTTGTTAAAAGAAAGTAGTTACGTAATAAATCGTATGTTCGTTTGCATTGAATTGTGTTTTTGTCATAAATTAAAAAGCCGATGCTCTCACGAACACGACTTTGCGTTTGTACTTGCTTGTTTTGAAATGTCGGTGCTTCATTAATTACTACCATTGAATCAAGCCCCGTTTGTTTAATGAATCCAAGTGTTTTTATAGCTGGGAATGTTTTTTTGAAATGCACTACTAAATCCTCAATCATAAGCGCATCCCACCTTCTACAATTTGGTTAATACTCTGAATTCCATAACTTACAGCCATTTCGTACCAACGTGGATTCCGACGATTTTCATAATATTGTCTGCGGGCATAAGGAGTTAAACTAAACACTCTAGCTACAGTTGAATTTTTTTGGATGATAACTTTAAAATCCGAACTTCGTCGCAAGTCTCCATACAAAATTGGAGTAACAGGCTGTGCTAATTCAACCAATTCTCGCCCAGCCTTTGCAGCCGTTGACAAAGCTTTATTATGAATATCATCTATGACTGCATCTTTAAAACTACTAAAGCTCATGCTCTGTCACCTCTCCTACAACAATTTCGAAATGGTGAATACTTCCATCAGGATTTGGCGGGAAAGATACGCTCTGGACCTCACCTTTAATTAAGCAATAGTCAGGAATAGCAAAAGATATATTGTCTCCTTCGTTCACAACAAAATTTAATTTGTTACAAAATAAGTTAACAACATATCTTATGTTTAGTCCTTCTTCTGTTTTATTTACGAGCTTTTCAAACTCATACCGAAACATTGATTTATTAGTCGCATCTGGTAAAAGGTTTCCAAAGTCATCACGCCCACTATTACTAGTTATAGTCACTTCTGTATTTAGGATAGCTTCTGGGATGGGTGGTAATTGAAAGCTCATTAACAACCACCTACTCCCGCATAAAGCCAGCCACTAGATAAAAGCAAATCCATCACTTTGTCTGGAACGTCAGGTATAAAGTTGTTCGAATTTTGTGATTGACCACCCATAGTTAATTTGCCTAGTGTAAAGTTACCAATGCCAATAAACTCACCATATTTCTTGATGTGTTCACACTGCCACGCAACAGCTTGTTTAATATCATCATCCACATCGTCCTTGTCTATGATATTCGGCATAATTTGCTTGTCAATTGCTACAGAAGCGGCTTTTATTAAATTATCCGCTTCTGTTGGTTCGATACTTAAGTTTGTTAGACTAGCCAACTCACTTGCTGTAATATACGTTTTCATTTACTCACCCTCTTTATTTTTGGGCTCCTTTTTACTCTTGGATGGTTCTTTTTCTGGTTCTTTATACTCGAACTCTTCAAAACCATCAATTTTCAATTGATTGATTAATACAACATCGTCTGTATTGTAAACGACATTTTCTTTTTTTAATTGCATTTCCCTAACCTCCTTAGACTTCTGTAGAAGCGATTACGCCATCTTTTTGTTGGTCCAACACAAAAATGTCGTGGTATACACGATATTGATACAACCAGCCATCACCTTGCCCTACAGAGCCAGGTGCGTGCAAATAGATAGAAGCATGTTTTGCGCCGCCGACAATAGAACCTTTATTTACAAGTAAGAAATTCAGTTTCTTAGCACCTGCAGCTGGTTTGTAACCATCTGTAAAATCAAAAATATCATAGAAACGATCTTCCGCTTCTACCTCAATAATACGCGTACCATCAATAGCCGTAATACGCGTTTCGATAGATGACGGACCAATATTTTGCACATTAATAGCTCGAACAAAATCATCACTAAGTTCTAATGCTGCCATCACATCTGGCGAAACATACATAACAAGATTCTGAGTTCCGTATTTCTTCACTTTTCGAATTGCCGCTTTTAATTTTGTGAACACATTATCTTTAGTGATTTCTTCCGCAACCGAATTACTATTTGTTTTCGCTGCTGTTGCTAACTTAGAAAATCTATAAGCGTCCATTTCTGGTCCAGCATGCCGAGAATTAAACTCTTTAGTAACATTCGCAGCAGAAAGCGCTTGACCTGTTTCGTCCACATCCATAACATCTACAAAGAATTCTACATCACGATCAAAATCAATCGTATAAGATTTATTTGTGTTTGAAGCAGAACCTTCGTTATATCCTTTATTTCTTGTATGTGCTTTAAGTCCTGTTGTTGTGATAGTTTGAATCTTAAACGTTTTTGCATCTAACCATAAAAGGTTAGGTGTTTCTAATTCATTTGTGTAAGTGCCAAAGACTAACTTCTGGTCGAGCTCCTTACCGTACTTGTCTACATAGTTAATAGCCATTTTGCTATCTCTCCTTTTCTAATTATGAATTTAATGCTTGAATGAATGGGTCTGTAGCACTTGGCTCACTTGCATTGCCTAGTCCTGCTCCGATTGGTGGAGGCGTGTCACCATCATCAGATTTTGCAATCCATTCCGGATATTGCTCTGCGAATTTCGCTAAGTTGTCGTCATTTCGCTCTTCATCCCCAAAAAGCTTCGTAAACGCTTCGTAACGTTCTTCTTTTACGCCACTTTCTTTTAACTTGCTGTGCCACTCTGCCGTTTGTTCTTTCTGAACATATTCATCCAACTTCGATTGTGCTTCGTCTTTCTCTTTTTGAAGTTTTTTCAATGCCTTTTCAGATGAATCATGTTCGCCAACTTGATCGTTTAGCTGATTGATTTGGTCGTTAAGCTTCGTGATTTCTTCCTCATGCGCGCTTTTGATGGTTTCAATCTCTCCACTAAATTTCCGTTTTTCAGCTGCTAAGCGATTCTTTACAATTTCATCCAGCTCTGCTTGGGTAAAATTCTTATCGTTCCCACCTTCAGCAAAATGTTGGATGTCAAACTTACGCTGTAAATAATTCTTCATATTTCCTCCTTTTTAAGCTCTGAGTGAGCCATCCCTGTCTATTAGTTGCCGGCAGGTAGGCAAGATTTTTATATCAAACCAAACAAAAAAGCGTTCATTTAGACGCTTTTATAATTTCTCTATCCAATTCTCTCTCTAAGAATTGATTGTTATTCAAATGCGCTTGCAAAGCTTCTTCCCATTGCCTTACTTTCCCAGCTGTATATTGTTTAGAGGGACCTTCTGCAAGTATATCTTTTGTTTTCCAATCACGAATGCCGCGCTCATAGTACCGTTGCTTACTTTGAGCCTCGTATTCTTCTTCATCATATGGGATAGGCTCGTCTGTTTCGTCACCTTCGAAATACGAATATAAAAAATGGTGGCAATTCGGATGAAACAAGCCATCGTTTTCCGCTTCTTGTAATGTTTTATATTCATTGCTTTCGTAGTTAACTGATAGCACTTCTCCTTGCCAAGGAGCACAACGCGGACAACTTCTTACGTGAGCTGACACTTGAACTAATTCGTGCTCATATCTTCCAAGAACACGTTTCATGGCATTTAAGCCAACATTAAAAAATGCACCTCTTGAAGCCATTTCCATATAAGCTCCTGGTCGATACTTTCTTCCAGACTGATCTATAACATTTCTTATCCCATCACCTAAAACATTAATAAGTGATGTTGCGATAGCATATTTTAATATTCCATTGCTATCTTTTGTTTCCTTAACTACTTGTTTGTACTTGGAGGGCGCGATTTTCTGCCAATAATTAGCCATATCTTCCGAAATCTGGATAAGTGCATCACTTTCAGATAAATAGTCGTCATTTTGTATATCAACCTCTTTCTTAGTTTGATATCCGGCTTCCATTTCGTCCTCGTATTCATTCACGCAATCAAGATAAACACTATACGTTAGTTTATCTATTTTATTTCTCGTTTCGTCTTTGAAAATACTTATATGTGCTTTCAATTCTCTTTTAAACCTTATCAAACGCGACTGCTGAATGAATTTCCATTTTGTTGGATTCTTAGCACCATACATAACATGCTTCTTTATCAGCAAAAGCAAGTCTATTTCGGCATTATTAAAGTGGTTTCGTAAGATAGATGCTTCTTTTTCGAAATCCACTGGTGCATGGTGATGGCTCATCTAATCACCCGCCTTTCGTTTCCATTCCCCCAATTGCTTCCGGGTCAGGAACCTCTCCGATTGCGTTTTCTAAATAGATGCGTTTTACTTCCGCTTGAATTTCTTCATCTTCCCACTTAGGGTGAATTAGTTTCACCTTTTCTTCTACACTCATCGCTAATGCACTGTTCATATTATTTAATGTGCTAGATAATTCATTCAGATTAACAGACATTGGATCTGGAAACTCAATTATTACCCTGATTTCATCACGCATTATTGCTTTTTCTTTATTGTTTGTTCCGCCAGTTAACAAATATAGGAAGTCCCAAAGCATCTGTTCGTAAACATTTTGAATAAGGCGTTTTTTCTTCTCAATTTTACGCACTGTCGCGTCTTGTAAACTCCAAATTTCGGTCGCCTTAACTTCTCTATTACCTAGATTAAAAGTAGCGGGATTATAACCAGATTTCGAAACAGCTTTCTGAGCAAAATATTCCATCGTTTCGCGATAACTACCGTCTCGGAAGTCTCCTTGCATGAATTGAATCATGTCATTTAACTTCGCCCCAGCATCTAATGTTCCTTTGAATTGCATAAAGTAATCTTCATCTACATTCATGGACCATTCTTCTTTATCTGTGCTCTTATTAACTTTTTTCCTAAACATTCGTTCGCTAGCCGCTATTTTTGTTTTTGTTTTCTCTCCTTCGCGCATATAAACAGTGAAAAAGTAATCTACGGCAAATAAATAATTGGTACATTGCGATAAGTCCGATTCCCCAAGATTAAGATGTGGGTATCTAGTATTGCTTGGGCTATTATTTATTAAATACGCGCCCATACTCTTTAAACCAATTGATACAGAATGATTCAATTGAATATTATTTGTGTACAGATAGCTTGTAATCTGTTCTGGTAGTCTCTCCGCACCCATAGGAGTAGTTTTATCGCCATCAATTTTAATAACAGAATATGTTACAAAACCTCCAGATAATTTTTTCCCTTCCTTGTCCCATTGTTTTATTTCTCTGCTTTCAACTAAATAATAAATATCTGCTTTATTACTTGTGGGTATTTCCTCAAAGAAATTAAAACGAAATGGCTCATTGTTTTTAAAATCTATCCAAAATTGGCTAGAGCTATGAACGCTAATAGATGGTCGCCCATTTAAAATGTTAATCTTTACAGCGGATACTCCGCTCCCTCCTGCTAATTCAACAATTTTCACGCTCTTACTATCAAAATTATCAATCCGTAATGCTTCTTTCAGTTGCTTTGTTAAGTTTTCATCCTTACTGCCATCAACCCCTGTTACATCAATACTTAAAGGCTTTCCAGATATATACTCAGCCGCAACAACAACTATCTCATTGCCTGTTCCAGAGTTCATTAACTTATCGTGTACGGTTGGCACATATCCTTGAGCCCACAACGAAGTTAAATAGGAGTCTTTGCTCCATTCTTTTTGATTATCTGGAACGAGCGGCAGATATTTTGGTATTAACTCCGGTTCGCTGCCATTAGGTTTTCCATTTAGCCAGCCTTTAATAAAACGTGTCATTACACTCCAAACACCCATTTAATCACTCCTTTCTATATATCTTCATAATTCCTATAAAAGTAGTTTGTAGCGTATCTACTTGTATCCATCGCGTGATTATTCTTGTCAACTGGTTTCCCGCTGTTTTCGTCGCGTACATACATACCAATTTCTTGTAGCCAACTGTAATGGTCATATTGATCGTTAGGTTGTTCAACAAGCAAATAACGCCTTTCGCTTAATAGCGACTGCATCCGCTCAATTCCAACCTCTATACCTTGCGCTTTACCTGTCACATCATGAGCATTGTTGTCAGCCCCTTTTGTGTCAATGCCTAGCTTTTCCAGTTCCTCACGCAGCCACCGACAAGCCGGGTCAATAATAACTGGCTCGCCAACTGGTACATCGAATTGATCCATGCAATACTTGATAAACGATTGTATTTCTTTCGCATAAGTAGAACCGGCTTTGACTTGCCCTGTATCACGCCCGCTGTGATAGTAGGTAGCAACTTGATTCAATTTGTATTTATAATGTTCGTCTGCCTCATGCTCTGTAATTACATAGCACTCACAAACAGTAGCATCTTGTTGTCCTCCATCACCAAAAAAGACCATCTCAATTGGATGCCCTTCTAATTTGGGTATTTGGTTTTTCTGCATATCAAATGTTTCGTAAATAATACCTTTTGGCAAAACTCGTTTACCATACCAGTCACGTTGCAAAAGGTAAGAGGAGTGTTTGACTTCGTTATATATTTCTTGTTTCCGTTCTTCTGAAAGAGCTGGATTATCCTTCGCAGTCCAATGCCGCCATTTGTAGCGACCTGACTTTTCATAGTTAGAAAAGATTTCTAACACTGGATGATTCGGTGCAGGTGGGTTCAATTCAGCTAAATGAAATCTATTTTTCGCTGCAAAGGTCCGTCGAAAACATTCTTCAATAAAATCTTTGTGAAGCAAATTGATTTCTAAAAACGTAACAGTACCCAATGACATACCAGTAATAGCACCCACGCTATTTACTTTCCCGCCACCTTTATAATAGATTTTCTTTGGACCGTTTGGAGAATGTATAAGCAAATGATCCCCATGCTCGTCGTGTTTCATTTCTGCAAGATTACCGAATATGTGCATCAATCCAAATCCATCGCCATCCATGAATAAGCGAAAGGCTTGTTCTTGGTTAAATGCAGCAACTAAGTGATTTTGATCTTCGGAAATAGAATAGATATAAGCCATTTTAAAGATATCGGCAGTAGTTTTACCGGATCGCGGAGTTCCTTCGTTGACTTCAAGCGTCACACCCCGAAAAGGGAATGTAATAGTTTCCTGTTGTTTGGGCGTAAATACTAGCTCATCAATTTTACTCAAGGTCTCCGTTTCCTCCTTTGGCAACATCTAATAGTTTATTAAGCAATGTAGTATCTTTTTCAGCGCCTTTAATAAGAGCTGTGCGGGCCTGTATATTATCTGTTGATGCAATAATTTGATTAAGCTTAGCCTTGCGTTCATCATGCTCATCAGCAATCGCAATAAATTGCTTAATCAACCCACTTAGTGTAGACATCGCACGACTTTGTGCATTTAAAAAATTCGCCTGTTTGTCCCAAGCGAATTGATACTCATATTTATCAGAACCCCTTTCCCCGAAGCCTACTTGTGTTTGAACTCTCGTTTCATCCTCGGTGTTTTCTACCCACATAATTTTCTGTGCTCGGATAATAGCGGCGTATTGAATTTGTATCTGATTCCAAATAAGATCGGGTGCGCTCATTTCTTTCATGCTATTCATGATTTCAAGCGTTTCATCTGGCATGTACTTAGAATATAAGCCGTGTTTTAGCGCATTCTGGTTATTCTTAGGAGCTGCGCCACCTTTGTTGCCAACTGCATGTTTATTGCCGTTAGATGCCCCTCCTCGTTCTTTTGTGTGCACACCTTTTAATTCGGGTGCACCCCTATCACGATACCAGCCATATCTTTTTTTCCATGACTTGACTGTGTTCAAAGATACATCGTATTTTTTAGCAATATCTTTGTATTTCATTCCTGCATTATAATCTTGTTCAGCTAACTTATACTTTTCCATGCTGCATCAACTCCACCTCGTTCCCATGTGTTTGTCTCGTTAAACGCATTTACTGGCTTTCTGTATCATGAATGTTGCTAATAACCACGCTAATAGCTTCTAAGTAGTCCTTTTTCGTCTGTTCGAACGATTTCTTATTAAACTTAGCCGTCTGACTAATAAACATTTCAAAAGACTTAGCTAGAGCGTATGATAGTTCGCTTTCACTTCCGCCCACTTGGATGTTGAACTCTGGTTCCTTGTCTTTTCTTTCTGATATTGTCGCTTTTATGACTTGCCGCATATTTTAGCGCCTCCTTTGGATCGGTAATAATAATGCCTTTCTCGGTATCTCTACCAATCATATGTTCAAAATTCATAATTTCCTCCAAAATAAAAAGCCTAGCGTGTGCTTGGCTTCGTTTTCTAATCGTGACTATTACTTGATGTTTTCTAACGCTCCAATCAAAATATTTCGTTTAAATTCAAATTCAGTAATTTCGCTAGCAACCGCACTCAACTTCATTGCCGCTTGAACAACCTCTTTCGATTCCACATCAATATTTTTCATTAATATCTCGTAACCCTTTTCAACGTATTCTTTCAAATCAGCAATTACTTTTTCATTATTTTCCATTCTTATCACTCCTTAATTTTATGTACAAAAAAAGCCCAACAATGTGGGCTAAATTTTACAATTCAAAATTCATATAGTCTTCAATACTCCATAAATTAGAATTTAAAGTAGCATAGGAATTCCTTCTGTTTTGTTTAGCGTATGCTTCGATTACTGCCCAGTGATAAATGTTATATGATTTATTATTTCGGATAATCTCATCCAATCTCTTCAAATTATAAAATTTATATTCTTCTTTGAGGCGTATATTTATGTCTCTTAAAACTTGCATTGCATCTTTATTTCTTTTATTTCGAAGAAGTCCCATACCTTTTTCAGCTTCTTCTCTATAAAAATTTGCATTTTCTAATATTTCTTTATCACTTATTTGTTCGGTGTCAAATCTCAATAACTTTTGCATATTTTCTCCTCCTTCTTAATATTAACTATACATCTAAAACCCGCCCACGCAAAGCATGAACGGGAAGGAAGGAGTATCCAATAATGGACAATACCATAATATCACGGTTTTCCTTCTCAAAAGTATCTAAAAAGTATCATTTTCACTTTTCAGCACTTCAATATCTAAAGTCGTAGCTAATTCAATCACTGCTGCTTTTTTCTCTCGTTTGTATTGTGCTACTTCATACGGAATATCGATCATGATGTCTACATCTTGCTGATTGTGCAAGAAACTCTCTAAGATGATTTTGCGGTGGATTGCTTCTAATTGGTTGATGATCACATCATACTTTTTAACGGCTTCTTGTGCAGCGTGTACGTTGTCTACATTGTGTATAGCAGCTTCTTCCACTTTGCTATGGAACTCATTTCCAAAATTCGGCGGTGTGATCGTGTATGTGGTAGTTAGTGTAGGGAATTTACGTTCACCCGCCATTACTCTTAAAGCCTTGTATTTTCTGAAAAAGTCTTTTAATGCTCGAACCGTTTTGATATAGTCGATTTTATCAACTTGTGGTAGATCAAAAAGAGTATTCATATCCATTCCCCCATGTTATAATCAAATTGGGTAGTCGGAGGGAACTTCGGCTTTTTTATTTGTCCAGCCTACTTTTAGTTTATAAAATTAAAAATAGGCTGTTTTTTTATTTTTACTCTACTTCCACAATTACTCTGCTCTCTTCTTCCTTGCTGATAATGAAATGATCGGAAAACCCCAAGATGTGGTTTAGGTTATCATTCTCGATCATTCCCGCCGCCATCATACCGTCAAAAATGAATTTCTTCGCAAAAGCAATGTTATCCGGGTCTTTTCGTTTATCCGGTATGATCCATGTAAACTTCAATCTACACGGTGTCGGAAACGTGACACCAAGCTGCATAGCTCTCATGATGTAGGTTTGGCATTTATAAGTCATTGCTTTCTTTACTTTAGCTGCTGCTTGTCTGTGTCCACGCTCCTTGTTGATGTACACGTTTAAGTCTGTGAGTGGTAGTGGGATCACAATGCAATTACTAATTGTGGCATTCTTCGATAATCCTTGTTTCATAGATAACCTCAATCTCCCTATCTGACAATGTAATTAGATAATCTAAGTCGTAGCTGGTAGCTTGTTTGATGGCTTCAATCATGACGTTACGATCTTTTTTCTCCATGGTAGTCACTCCCCTATAATTTTTATCAGAATGGAAGATCGTCATCGCTAATATCGATCGGTTTCCCGTCATTAGCGAATGGATCGTTATTCTGGCTCGAATTAGCACGTTGTGGCTCGTTTTTCGTTTGATTTGAATAATTACCCTCATTTTGATTAGAAGCTTTCTGCGAGCCGTTACGAGGTTCTAAGAACTGTACACTTTCCGCAACAATTTCCGTCACATAAACGCGCTTACCGTCGTTCCCCTCATAATTCCGAGTTTGAACGCGACCGTCAACGCCTGCCATACTTCCTTTTTTCAAGAAATTAGCAACGTTTTCTGCTGGTTTACGCCAAACTACACAATTAATAAAATCCGCTTCTCGTTCTCCCTGTTGGTTAGTAAATGGGCGATTTACCGCTAACGTAAAAGTCGCAACAGCCGCGCCAGCTGGAGTGTAACGTAAATCAGGGTCTTTTGTTAATCGACCTACAAGAACTACACGATTCATCATTTGCTTTCATCCTCCTCCCCGTCCTCCAAGTATTCTCCTTCTTCAAAAACATAGCTTGCAAAATTTTTATCATCTTCATCGCAAGTTCCGAGAAAGCCTTCTACATCGTAATATCTGGATTTAGCACAAACAGCATAACGTATTGGAACAAGTTCTACACATCTCTCGTGAAACCATCCATGGGGATCTACGTTAATTATGTCATCATATTCACTAAAAGCTTCTTCACATACGCCACATCTTACTAATTTAGTCATTATTCCAAACTCCTTCCGCACACCGGGCAAAAAGCAAAATCTATTCCGGAGATGTTAATTTGAGTTCCATTTACAGCCATCCAGCCCGCTGTAGTCGAGATTTGAAACACTCTATCTTTCTCGTATACTTTCATTGTTTTCCTCCTTA